AGTACACCAGCCATTGTCAATGCAGAAGCAACGTCTGCAGAGCACATGATAATGTTACCCTTTCCGCGACGTGTTCTCTGTGCGATTCTATTAGCATCTCTTTCTATCTGGAAGAGGAGTCCTTTGAACTTCTCAACTGACCATCTACCATTGGAGTCAATGTCTAGGTCAAATATACCAGAAGTTGCTGTGTTTTCTACAGCACCTTGCTCTGCAACCTTGTAGATAGTTCTGATAACTTCTCTGTTAATTTCAGCAAGTATCTCAGTACTAAGGATGTTAGCAAGTTCTGCTTCAGCATTAAGACCGTGAATTGCCTTAAGGTCTTGAGCAAGCTCTAGTGAGTACTCAGCCTTGAGGGCTCTGGACTTAGCAGTAACAGTAACCTTCTCGATTGAGAATGCCATCTGGTTGAATAAATCACCAGCACCACTACCTAAGTTCTCAGCATCACCTGTTACCATGCCTTGACCGACATCATAACCTGTAGAACTTGCAGATCCAACAGGGTTAAGTGCAGCAGGGTTTGAACCAGACTGTGCAGTTGTACCCATACCAGCAGTAGGATCACTGAAACCTGCAGTTTCATTGAGTCCGTCATCCTGACCAGAGAATGCGGTATCTGCTTCGTTGTAGAATGCCTCGTCACCACCCATAGCCTTGTACTTACTTCGCATTGCGAAGATAAGACCAGTAGGACCAGACATTGGCTGAACACCAGCAAGGTCGTAAGCAACCAAGTTAGGCATTGAACGTCTAATTAGTGAAATTAGAACGGGGTCAAAACCAGCTTGATGACCAGCAGCGTTAGCACCACCACCAAAACCACCTGAATTACCAGCGGTGTTTGCGTGGTTAGTTGGAACAGCTTCGCTCAATACTCCTTGATCGAATGCCTGTTCGTCTCTTAAAAATTTCTCTTGGTTTTCTAGCAGGACAGCGGTTACAGATCTACGATGTGCATCTTTGATCGGATCAATCCCCTCATAGTCTAGGAGAGGAGCCCACTTTTCCTGCAACTGTTCTGATTGGAACATTTGCTTTAATTAATAGTGTTTGCGTTTGATTAATTATTAAAATCAGTTTTTAGCAACTGCTGAAAGAGTTTTCAGATAAGCAGCCATTCCACCAGAATGTGATACTGGTGCAGAGTCTACTCCTTCCGAGAGAGTTTCAGTTGATGTTGCTTTTGAAGATTTGCCTGTAGGGAAATAAGATTCCTTAAGCATCTCCAATTTTTCACGATATTGGTTTTCACTTTCAAACTCTACACTTTCGGAAAGTGAAGCGAGCTTTTCTTTCTGAGTGGACGCTAATCCTTCAGAAACTGAATCAAGAATTCCATCAGCAACAGACTCAGAAAGTCTACCGTTTAATGAAATATTTTTCTCGATTTGCTCATTGAGCTTGGTTTCCATGTCATCTAGTTTTTCTACCATACTCTCTAATACATCATATTTATCGTCAGGGATTGTTACATAATGTTCTTCAAAGAGACCCTTCATTCCACTAAGGAATGATTCGGTCAATTCTGTTTTAAGTCCGTGCTCAATAGCTAGTTCATTCTCACTGAACCATTCTTCTGAGACGTACTCTAGATAAGAGTCAACTCTATTACCGAGTTCCTCTTTAGCTTCTTCTACTCTGCCAGCAACTTTTTCTTCGTACTGGGCTTCAAGGTTTTCTTTAATTTCCTTAACCTTGGTCTTAAGAGCAGCTTCAAAGATTGTCTTAGCTTTTTCTTTGAATTCTTCTGAAAGTTCTTCGCCACCTAGAAGTGCATTAACATCTTCTTCGACGTTCAACTCTTCCTCTTCTACTGTTTCCTCTTCTGCAACTACTTCATCAGTAGTTACTTCTTCCTCTTCAATTACAGAATCATCAGAAGATTCCTCTTCTTCTTTGACACCTTTCATTGGGTCTGCAGGTTTTGCACCTTTATTAACAACATCCTTTACTTGCTTAAGTGTAGCACCAGGAGTTTTTAACTTAGCCGAATCATCATCGGCTTTGTAATTTTCTGGTGTTGGACCACCCAAATCTTCGACTGGTATTAATCCTTGAGGAGGATTTTGTAACTTACCCATAGCTTCTGCTGGCTTTGCGTTCGCATTAACCGCAGTCTTGGATTGCGTTACGGCCTCTTCCATCTTTTGTAGTTTCTTGCCACGAGACATTTTGGTAACTCTCCGATTTCCTGTAATTAAATCCTGTATTTATTTAGATAAATTATATGTTTGATAAGAATTGGTTAAATAAATCGAGTTTTTGCTCGTCTAACTTCTTCTGATCAACCAATGTATTGATTGTTTTGTATGTTTTGGAAGCATATTTCTCTCGAAGGATGCCACCATCCCAAACCCAATCTTTACCTTCCATAATTCCTGAAACAAATGCGTCAGGAGCAGAAGGATCTGCAACAATATCTGCTGCAGTTGCTAGGGTAAAATCTTCTCCTACAATATTGACTCCTTCTCTTGTTTGTTGTAAAGAACCAATACCTCTTGAAGATACACCTAATTTAACACCTTCACCTAAAAGTGATTGTGCAATTTTACCCATTGGTGTACCCAGAATTTTTGCTTTTCCTATAAAGTTAGAACCATTTTCCTTCAAAGATACAATCTTATGAGAAACACGATCTAAATTTACGGTTGGACCTTCTGGATGTCCAAGTTCTCCTAGTGCTCTACCTGCATGAATATGATTCTCACTGTAACGACAGACTTCACGACGTAGAGTTTCCATTGGATACATACGACCATTACGGTTCTTTATGTCTCCTTGTAGAAAAACCCCTTCAATATAAAGAGATTTTTTACCGTTGCGGTTTTCAACGATAAATTCTACGTTTTCTATTTCTTCTCTAATGAGTTTCATCAGGCTTCTCCAGTAATTTGAATCTGTTGAATATAAACATTACCAGAACCAGTGTCATTTATTGCAGCAACTTTGAAAGAGTTTCTTAATGCTCCATCATTGTCACTCCATGCAGTTTTTATTCCACTTGTATCAACTTGGAGTTTAATTCTCGATGAGAAAAATCCACCAACACTAGCAGAATTATAAACTTCACTGACAGGAGTATGACTAATTGCAGTTGCATAGTACCCACAAGTAGCACCTGAACTAACTACCAAACTAACATAATCACCAGGTTGATATGGTGATGAAGTTCCTTGAGGAAAATCAATTAAAGTAGTAGTTCCAGTTGTTACACCAACTACTTTTGCAGATGTATTACTACTTGCTAATACACCTGAAGTACCATTTGGTATTGTATAATTAGCAGTAGTCGCAACAGGTTCAGTTCCAATTGCAACAAAAGTATTTGCCCCTAAAGAAGTAATTCTAAGAGCAGTAGATTTTCCTTGTATTGCTGTGGATTTTTGAGATGTCCCTGACGTTGCAAAAGTGACACCATTCTCAACTGGTCTATGAGTCATTATTCTTGGCAGTCCATTTTATTTATTAGTTATTTATTAATTATTGTTCCTCATCAGTTTCTACCTCATCTTCAACAGAATCTTCAACAGAATCTTCAATTTCAGACTCCTCTTCAGAATCATCAAAAAGTGAAGCTGAAACAGATGATTTATAACCATCTATTTTCTCTGCTGACTTTGCATAAAGCATGTCTTTTAACTTGTCACTGATCTGAGAAGGACTTTCATCCGACACAATCATATCCATTAATTCATCCATAATTCTGTGTGTTCAATAACTAACCTGTTTTATTTATCAAATTTCTCCACCCTTGGGCATTTCTGCCTGTTTTGCGCTAGGTTCTGGAGTAGACGGGTCCATTACTTGGCCACCAAGAGCCCCTCCTCCCATTGATGGATCTGCCATTGGTTGTCCAGTAGCTGGATCAATAGCCATCATTGCTGGATCTGGAATAGTTCCATCCGCAATTTCTTTCTTCATAATTTTATCTTGTTCAATAATTTCTTCATCGGTTTGACGAAGAACTTTACGACGGATATAATCTTGAGAATAGTATTTGCCAATATAAGGTTCGGCTGTAGCAGCTAAAGTAAGTCTTTCAGTCATTAACTCAGACTCTTTTAATTCTGCAAAATGATTGTCGTATAAGAAATCGTATTGAATATGCTCACTCATCAAATCCCAATCTTCGGGAGTAACAATATTCTTCAATAACAATTGAGTTCTAAGCATGTCACTAAACAATGCAGAGAATCTTTTTCTCAAACGTCCAACAAACTTACTAAATTTAATCTCATCTCTTAGTATCTCTGAGGATCTTCCTAAATTAAAACCACTATCACCACCAATTCTAGATGGTGGGACATTCAATGATTTGTATAATTTCTCTTGGAAATACTTAATATCAGTGATTTCTCCTAAGTTTTGTCCACCTGGAAGTGTAGTAATTTCTGTTCCTCTACCACCTTCTCTACGTGGCAACCAGAAATCTTCCAGCATACTCATGTATTTTTTATCATCTTTAATCTCACCAGTATCAGCATTATATACAAGCTTGTTACGATAACGCATCATAACATCACGAAGGTATTGCTCTGATTTTACCTTTGGAAGATTACCTACATCAATATAAAATATTCTTCTTTCTGGAGCACGAGATAATCTGTAGATAACTAGACTATCCTCAATCATTCTAAGTTGATTAAGTGCTTTAATTGCTTTATTTAAATATGAAAGAGTTGATCCTTTGTTCCTATCAACTAATCCAGACGTACAATATGCAATAGAATCTTTAGTAAATTTAATCCCCTTATGTCCACCCATTGATGATGGATTTTGTGTAGGAAAATTTGCTTTCGGTGTGTATAAAAAGTATTCCTCTATTTCAGGAAACTCGTAATCCATAGGATTATCAGTGTTTATATTTGCAAGTCTATTCTTTTCTTGTTTCTTTGCTTGTCTTACATAACGCATTTTCATTGCGTCAATGTAACGTAATTCTTGTATACCCTCTTCAGGTTTTTTTAAATCAATTACTTTGTGATAATATAATCTACCATCTATATACCAATTTCTATAAATTTCATGAGCCTTGGTCTGAAAATCTAATAGATCTAAAATATTTTTAAACTCTTCTCTAATCTTATTTTTAATACCATCACTAGCTCTAAGATTTGAAAGTTCAATTTGAACAGGAGAATCGTTACTATCAGAAACTAATGCTTCATTTACAACATCTTCAATAGCACTATCACACTCTGGGTGTAATGCCATTTCACGATAACGTTTAATTAAATCAAACTCTGTACGATATATTCCTTCTATGTCAACATAAGAACCAAAAAAACCACTAGTCAAATAGTGATCAAACCCGTCCTCCTTATT